CACGGCCTCGCGCATCATCCAATGCGTGGAACGGTCTCTGGCCTCGGCCAATAGTTTGACGCGATCCAGCATTTTCGGGTCGAGCTTTACGGCAACGGGGCGAATGGCATTCATCTGGCGACTCCTCACGGGTATTCATTGGTAATACCCTTAACATCAATCCGGTGATTTGAAAAGTCACAATTCGGCGAGACATCCATGCCCTCACCCCGAGAAATCATCTTGCAAGCCCTGCTTGCGGCACTGCAAACCATGCCCGCTGCCACTGTGTTGCGCGAAGAGGTGTTGTCCGAACGCATTCCCGCTGGTGGCCTTGTAATCCTGCGCGACGGTGACCCCGGCACGCCTGAAGTCACCCTGTCACCATTGCAATACCATTATGAACACCGCGCCGAGATCGAGGTAATCGTGCAGGGGAAAACCCCTGCCGCACGGGCAAACACCTTCGACACCCTGTTGCAAACCATCGGCACCGCCCTTTCCAGCGATCGCACCCTCGGCGGGCTTTGCGATTGGGTGGAGGCGCAGGCCCCGCAGCCGGTTGATATGCCGATGGAGGGCGCTGCGGCGCTGAAGGCGGCCATCATTCCGGTCATTCTGACTTACACCACGGCCGATCCGCTGGGCTGATCCCGTGGAATGACCCCAGTGGGATGACTTCCACACCAAACAAAGGAACCACATTATGGCACGCGCACAAGGCGCGCGGTCGCAACTCGCGGCTGCGTTCGAGACAACCTATGGCACGGCACCGGCAAGCGGGTATTTCCGGATGCCGTTTGCCAGTGCCTCACTGGGGGCGGAGCAACCGCTGTTGACCTCCGAACTGCTGGGCTACGGCCGCGACCCGCTGGCCCCGATCAAGGATGCGGTAACGGCGGATGGCGATGTGGTGGTGCCAATTGATGCCGAGGCTTTCGGGTTCTGGCTCAAGGCGGCATTCGGCGCGCCCGTTACCACCGGCACCACCAACAAAACCCACACATATAAGTCCGGCGGCTGGACCCTGCCGAGCATGGCTATCGAGGTTGCCATGCCGGAAATCCCCCGTTTTGCCATGTATACCGGCTGCGTGCTGGATCAGATCTCGTGGCAGATGCAACGCTCGGGCCTGTTAACGGCCACCGCCAAGCTGATCGCCCAGGGGGAAAACGTGGCCACAACCACGGCCGCAGGCACCCCGACCACATGGACCCTGCAACGCTTCGGGCATTTCAACGGCTCGATCAAACGCGGCGGCACCGCGCTGGGCAATATCGTTACCGCCGACATCCAGTATGCCAACAACCTTGACCGTATCGAAACCATCCGCGCCGACGGGCGCATCGACGGCGCGGACCCGTCCAACGCCGCGCTCACCGGCCGGATCGACGTGCGCTTTGCCGATACCACCCTGATGGATCAGGCTTTGAACGGCACGGCGGCCAGTCTGGAATTTGCCTACAGTATTTCGGCCAATGTCAGCCTGAGCATCACCGCCCACGAGGTTTATCTCCCCCGCCCGCGCATCGAGGTGCAGGGACCACAGGGCATTCAGGCCAGCTTTGATTGGCAGGCCGCCTTTAACGCTACCGCCGGGCAAATGTGCACGGTGGTCCTTAAAAACCAGATTGCGAGTTACTGATATGCTGAAACTGAACCTGTCCAATAAACCCGAATGGCTGGATCTTGGCCACGAGGTGCGTGTCCGCCTGCTGCCCCTGACCACGGCGCTGATGGTGGCGGCGCGCAACGATCCTGCGGTTACGGCTCTGCCCGGGGATGCGGGCGACGAACAAAGCGCACTGGTGTTCGCCAAGGCGCTGGGCCGCATTGGCATCACCGACTGGGAGGGCGTGGGCGATGACGCTGGCAAACCGGTCGATGTCAGCCCCGACGGGATCGACGCCCTGCTGGATGTCTGGCCCCTGTTCGAAGCCTTCCAGACGGAATACGTCGCGGGCGGGTTGTTGCTGGATCAGGAAAAAAACGTCTCGTCGCCCTTGCCGAGTGGGTCCTCGGCGGGGGCGATGGATACTGCGCAGCCTGCGAAAACGCCTGCGAAACCTGCCCGCAAATCCTGAACCGGCCACAAACCTATGAAGGCATACAGATCTGGGATCTGGTCGGCCGCCTTGGCGGACAACTGCGCCTGTCGCCATCCGGCACGATTACCGGCTGGGATTTCAGCGCGGCGCTGGGCATGGCGGCGGCGCTCGGGATCGATCCCGCGCCGGTCGCGGAAATCCTGCCCGCGATCGAGGCGGTGATGGTGCGGGTGCTGAACGAGCAAAGGGAAATGAGTAATGGCTGAAAAACGGGTATCCGTCCGCCTTGCCGCGGTGGGCGGTGACAAGGTCAAAGCCGAGTTTGAAGGCATCGGCAATGCGGGCCAGCGCGGGATACGCAAGGTATCGCGCGAGGCCGAGATCGCCAATGCGCGGCTTGCCCGCTTTGCCCGGCGCGCCAAGATTGCCGCCGGCATTATGGCAGCCGCAGCGGTGGCGGCCGGTATCGCCATGGTGCGCTCGAGCCTGCAGACCATCGACGAGCAGGCCAAACTGGCGGCCTCCTTGCGCACCACCACGGCAAGCATGCAGGTGCTGGCGCGCGCGGCTGATCTGGCCGGTGTCTCGCAGGGCGAGGTTGAACAAGCCACGATCATGATGACCAAGAGTCTGAGCCAGGCGGCGCAGGGGACCGGTCCTGCGGTGAAAGCACTGGATGCCTTGAACCTGTCCGCCGCCGATCTCGCCAAGTTGCCGATCGATCAGAAAATGTCGGCCATTCAGGATGCGATTGCCAAGTTCATCCCCACGGCCCAGCAAGCGGCTGTGGCCTCACAGATTTTTGGTTCCCGCGCCGGTCTGATTTTCACCCGCATCGACAGCGCCACCTTGCGACAAGCCACGCAGGACGTGGCAGATTTCGGGGTGGCGGTATCGGAGAGCGACGCGGCGCAAATCCAACGCACCAATGATGCCCTCTCGCGCATGGGATTGCTCTGGCGCGGCATCGTCAACCAGCTGGCGGTGGCAGCGGCTCCGGCACTGGGGGCGATCGCCAATGCCATGGCGGCCATCGGCAAGACCACCGGACCGCTCGGGCGCGCCATCAAGGGCCTGTTCAACCATATCGGCGAGATCGCCGCCATTGCGGCCACCTTCGCCGCCGTGCTGGGCGGCAGGCTGGTGATTTCGCTGGCCAGCGCCGCGCTCGGCATTCGCGGTGTGTCCTTGTCGTTGGCCGTATTACGCGGAGCCCTGATCCGCACCGGTATCGGCGCGCTGATCATTGGCGCGGGAGAACTCATCTACTGGTTCGGGCGTTTGGTCAAAGGGGCCGGTGGTTTTGGCGAAGCTATGCGTTTGCTGAAGGATGTCGCCATCGAGGTTTGGGAGCGCATCAAGCTCGGGGGCAAATCCCTCGGCGCGGCGCTCTCCTCGGTTTGGGCACGGATCAAGGCCGGCTGGTTGACGATGCTGGCCAATATCCAGAAGACATGGACGGACTTTTTGCACGCCATGACGCGCGGGATATCCAACATTCCGGGCATGGACAGTGCCATGCTGGCGATTGGCAATGCGGCGATCATGGCGGGGTCGGCCTATTACGAGATGGCGGCGACGGCTGAAGAGGCCCGAAACGCCGCCGACGGGCTGGTGACATCCTCCCGCGAAATGGCCCAAGCCGCGACCGCGCCGCTTACCTCCATGCAGGCCCTGCGCGATGCGATGAGGTCGAGCGCTGAAGACGGCGAAAGCGGCCTTGCGGGCACGACGACCGCTGCCGAGGTTCTGTCGCAAGCGGTCACTGGTGCGGGCGGAGCCGCACGCGCGGCAGCCGAAGTCGCCAAAACCGCATGGGAAATGGCGGCAGACTCCCTCAAGGATTATGCGACCAAGGCCGCCAATGTCGGAAAGGGGATCGGCGATGCACTGGTTGGCGCCTTCACCAGCGCCGAAAATGCCATCGGAGAATTCGTCAAAACCGGCAAGTTAGATTTTCGATCTCTGGTGACGTCCTTGCTGGCGGACATGGCCAAACTGTCAGCGCGCAAGTTCATCCTTGGTCCGCTGGCGAATGCCCTGTCCGGTGCACTTGGCAATCTAGGCAGCATTTTTGCACCGGTGCTGCACGCGGGCGGCATGGTTGGCGGAGCCGCGCCACAGAGAATGGTGCCTGCCATGGCTTTTGCAGGTGCCCCGCGCATGCATAATGGCGGTTGGGCTGGTCTACGTCCTGACGAAGTTCCCGCCATTCTGCAAAAGGGGGAACGGGTGCTGAACCGGCGCGAGGCATCGCAATACAGCACAGGTAGCTCGCAAAACATCACCGTCAACATCCAGACCCGCGATGCCGAGAGCTTCCGG